TGCGTGCGCGTCCGTGCACCGACCCGAAGAAACACGAGATAAACTACACCAAGGAGCTGCCATCGCGCCTAGTCAGTCAGTTTGGCCGGCTGGCGAAGTGTTTGGCAGTGGTGATGGGTAAGCAGCAGATAGATAGTGGAGTGCTAAGAATAGTTCGCAAGGTTGCGCTGGACACCGCACACGGGCATACACTCAATATCGCCCAATGGCTGTGCGCGCCGAACCAGAGGGCTGGTGGTAAGTCCTTTCAAGAGTGTGGTGGGCTGATGGTCGGGACGTTGTCGATGTGGTCTGGGATGACACTAGAGCGCCTGCAATCATATCTTGTATTCCTGCGCAAGGTGGGTGTGCTAGAATGGAGACATATGAGCCAGTCGAATGGTTACTGGTTACTAACACAGCGCGTTCATGATCTCTATATAAGGGTAATGGGAGGAACCGCGCCGTGATTTACTTGGCTAGTCCATACTCAGATTCAAATCCCTTAGTTCAGGATTATCGGCATTGGAAGGCGTGCATCGTAGCCGCCAAACTTATACAAGCAGGCTACCACGTGTACTCTCCAATAGCCCACACGCACGCATTAGCTACTGCCGGTGATTTACCGCACGGATTCGGGTTTTGGCGAGAATACGACTTCTGGTTCATATCACATGTCGATGAGATATATGTCCTGATGCTGCCGGGCTGGGATACTAGCGTTGGGGTAATGGCCGAGATCGAGATGGCTCGCCAGCTTGGAAAGCGCGTAACCTACCTTGCAGAAGATGGAGGTGCTCATGCCAGTGTCAAGGTTTAGACAACAGGTCGCAGGTCCGGTCCCGTACTGGCGGTCGGAGTGCGGGCGTGCCAGCGTCTACGTCGGCGACTGCCGAGAGGTGCTGGCGCGATTAGAGCCGGAGCAGTTCCATGCAGTTGTTACCGATCCGCCATATGGACTTGAATTTATGGGGAAGGAGTGGGATGCGCCGTGGAGAAACGAAGGTAAGATTGAGACGTGTGATGGGGGTATGCACCCATCACACCCATTTCGAGATGGAACACAGCGAGTGTGTTATGGGAACTATCGACCTAAAGGTGCTGTCATTGTAAATCCGGCAACTGAGCGTGGTGGGTTCCAGGATGGTAGTGGTGGGAACGCTTACTCACGTTCTCGCATTGAGTACGGACGAGATTCCAACTTTTATCAACAATGGTTCCACTCGTGCGCTAATGCGATCCTGCACGCTACCAAATCTGGAGCGTACCTATTGTCGTTCGGCGGGACGCGGATGTGGCACCGGATGGCGTGCGCCATCGAGGACGCCGGGTGGGACATCAGGGATACGATAATGTGGGTGTATGGGTCTGGGTTCCCGAAGTCACATAACATCAGCAAGGCAATAGACAAGATATATGGTGCTGAGCGAGAAGTAACTGGCCATAGGACATCGGGCTTGTCCCAGGGCCAGTTCAGCGCGCGCGAGATTGGCGTAGGTGGGCATGGGTACAAGGCAGAATACAATGAAACCAAGCCGAATGTAGCTGCTGCTGTCCAGTGGGATGGGTGGGGGACCGCGCTAAAGCCAGCGGTTGAGCCGATCATCGTCGCGCACAAGCCTCTAATCGGCTCCGTCGCGCAAAACACCCTGAAGCACGGGTGCGGTGGGTTGAACATAGATGGGTGCCGAGTCGGAACTGATCCGATGCCAATAGCGGTGTCGAATGGAACTGTTGCATCACAGAACACATCGATGGCAGCGCCAAATACCGAACGCATCCAGTCAGGAACAAAGAACGGAAGATGGCCAGCTAACCTCATCCACGATGGGAGTGACGAGGTGGTGGAGTTGTTTCCACACAGTAGAGCAGGAACGGAAGCGCAACCACACGGAAGTGGCGGCATATGGAGCGGAAAAAGTAATATGCCTTGCGGTCCACAATATGCAGATAACGGCAGTGCAGCTCGGTTCTTTTATACAGCCAAAGCTGACAATAGTGACCGTCCACATGGCAAAGGTGCAATCGTACACCCCACTGTGAAACCACTAGACTTGATGCGCTACCTTGTCCGCCTCGTGTGCGCTCCTGGCGGCACTGTTCTCGACCCGTTCATGGGGAGTGGCAGCACTGGAGTCGCAGCGTTAGGGGAGGGGATGCGGTTTGTAGGGATGGAGCAGTCGCAGGAGTACGCTGACATCGCTGTGGGCAGGCTGAAGCTGGCGCTGGAGACGGCTAGGCCGTTGGTAGAGCTGAGAACGTACAGGGCTAGCGCGGTGTCTATCCAGCAGCTAACTGCGCCTCCTGTGAGTAAGCTACGAGGTGTGATATGATCTGTATCTGTCGTTGGTACATGAAGAGGGGTCTTTTAGTGCTGGCAGCTGACTACCGGTAATTAAGGTGTACGCGCTGTACTCGCAGATGCCGGCGGCTGTGATTCGATAGTTTAGCTCGGTAACCCCATCTACATCCACAGACTGCTCCTCGACTAGTCCGCGAGCGATAAGGCCGAGGTGGGCGTCGCCGCTACTGCTGCCTGGCCGAATGCCATTGAGGGCACGAGTGATTGTCCCGCTCAACGAGGTGTACCCAGCGCGGACACCTAGCTGGGCGCGGGTGAGTAGGGGCCACTCGATGGGCGGGTCGTCAATGCGGGCAGGCATTAGCGCTGCTAGGACGCGGGCCTGTGGGGTGCGCAAGCCGGTTTTGGCGGGTCGCACTGTCGGATTGATAGTGCAAAACGGGTCGCGCTTAATGGATGTGGGCATAACAGCTTCCCTATCCGATGAATCGAATCTCGTACCGAATCGGCTCATCCCTCTTGCGATATGAGACGGTCAGATTGTGATGGTGCCGCAGCTTTCCCTGCAGGCTGTTGACTAAATTGCCGCCGATACTGCCTGGTAGGGTAATGGTAACCATCCCGCTAGAGGTCTTCCTGCCTCCGTCTGGGTACCAGTATCCCGATACCCACTCTGGACAGACCCAGGGACAGAGCAATGTGATCTTCGGCACCCACCGGTCTCGCACCCGTTCTGACATCTCCGGGTAAGACGGGTAGTCGGGTAGACCTCGCCAGCCCATGTTGCACCCCTCATTCGTAAAATTGGGCAACTGCTATAATGATAAAAGCCGGGCCGCTCAAAGTCAACAGGAAAAAGGAGAAAAATTGTGCCAACGTCACCAGCGCGGAAGACCGCAGGACCGACACGCGTTGCGCCGGGCGAGTTTTCCTACGCGCCGTCCCCGGAATCCGTTGCGCCGGGCAATTTCCCGCCTGGATTCCCCACCCCGTTCTGGCACGCGCCGGGGGCTATGCTGTACCTGGGCGACGCCTGCGCGTGCCTACGGCGGCTGCCATCCAGGTCTGTCCACTGTGTTGTTACATCACCGCCCTACTTTGGCCTCCGCTCGTATGCAGAGGCTGAGAGGTTTGCTGGCGAAACCGAGGCGAGCAGCTGGGCTACAGAACGAGCGGCCCGGTGCAACCGTAAGCAGAATTGTGATAGCACAATTCGATTTGTCAGCCATGTACGACGTGTTGAGAGGAAAGTTGGAGGTGTGGTTGTAGAGGCTTATTGGATTGGAATGGTTGACGCAGAATCAAGGTGGTCAAACGGCAGTTGGTGTTCACTTGGAGCTGAAGACACCCCCGACTGCCTTGGCTGGGCCACTGGCACATTGTGTGGAAAGTGCTATGTTTGCCATATGGTCGAGGTGTTTGCTGAGGTGAAGCGTGTGCTGCGGGACGATGGCACGCTGTGGCTAAATCTTGGAGATACATATGGACAACCAAGCCGATGGGGCGGTAGGTTAGAAACTCCATGTAAGCAACAGAGTAATGTTGGAACACACAGCCAGCATATCAAGCCGAATCCTAATACTGGGTTGCCAAGTAATAATCTTATTGGCATCCCGTGGCGCATTGCGCTGGCACTGCAAGCAGACGGATGGATACTGCGCCAGGATACCATCTGGTACTCGCCGAACAAGATGCCGGAGAGTGTGCAGAACCGCTGCACTAAGTCGCACGAGCACATATTCATTCTGACGAAGACACAGGACTACTATTTTGATAATGTGGCAATACAGGAGCCAGCCAAGTCCACCTGGAAGGATACCCACTTTCTGCCCACAAGTAACAAAGAGCTCACAGCCACGACGCCGACGGCTGCAACGACGGCGTCGTGGAATAACAGAAATGGCATAGTGCGTGGGAAGCGACGTTGCGGTGGGTCTAACTTCGGAAAGACGGGGCTACCTGATGGGTCAGCTGCAGCTGGCGCGCAACTGCGCCCTTACGACGGCGGTGACCCGTACCTTGTTAACAAGCGCGATGTGTGGATTGTGCCAACGGTAGGATATTCAGGCGCACACTTCGCGGTCTACAGTTCTAGGCTGATAACGCCATGTATCCTTGCCAGCACGTCGGAGCATGGGTGCTGCGCAGAATGTGGGAGACAGCACGAACGAGTGGTGGTGAAGACTGGCGCAATCAAGACTGAGGGCGAAAGTGAGTTCGAGCGCGACAGGTCTTATAGGTGGTCGCGCAATGGAGTTGACTCAACTCTTGACAGTGGCATTGCTCAACAAGGAACAGTGGGGTGGCGCAAGGTGTGTGGGTGCCAAATAGATATAGTCGCGCCGTGCACTGTCCTTGACCCATTCGTCGGCAGCGGGACGACGGTAGCGACGGCGCTGGAGCTCGGACGCGCCGGCGCAGGTATCGACCTGTCGGAGAAGTACCTGACCGACTTAGCTGTGCCGAGGATCGAGGACGTGCTGAATGGTAAGGTGACGAAAAAGAGTAGAACTGCGCTGATGCCGCCGGACATGCCACCACCGGTGGTTAAGCTAAGGAAAATAAGTAGATAAGACTACTATTAGTATATTATATATATATATTATATTATATAATAATAATATCAGCCCCTCTGCTTCTGATTGCACTTTTCATTGTAATATGTTTCTTGGTGGAGTCAAGCCCACTTTTAGATTTTTTTTTCCGCTCTTAATTTTTGCTATTGCCTTTTCCCGCGCCGGCTGTCTAGCATTAGGTGGTGCTAGTATGTGTTGACCAGGCGGGACCGGAACATGAGGCAATTTACTACGGCGGCGCGGCCGGGTTCGTTTGGACCGCGTAAGGGCATTCCTGGCCAGAACTATATTATGCGTGAGATCCACCGAGGGCTCTCGATGCTCGTGCGCGGATGCCTCATAGACATCCACCGCGACCAAGCGCGCAAGGTTGCTACCGTCCGTGTAGCTAGGGTTACTGCAGTGATGACGCCGCAGGACCAGATCGAGGTATTCAAAGCAGCTGACGTGCTCGCCGAGCGCGCGCGCCGGTTTCTTGGCGTCAAGTGGACAGTGGTTGGGTGGGCCCCGCCACCACCACTGTTAAATGGTTAGGAGCTCGAGCAGTGGCCGAGCAGCTTGAGTGCCGGGTAGTCATCATTCGGTGCGGGCATAAGTTTGAGATGGGTATGTACGATCCACTCACCATGCGTTACGAATGCTTAGGAAAGAATCACCCGGCAGTGGACGAGGAGAGGATAGTCCGGGGGCTGGTGGAGCGGATCGAGCGGGAGGGACACCGGCTCTCATTCTGCGAGAGGACTGAGAGGCTGAAGTAATGCCGACAGCAAGGCGCGGTCGTCCCCCTGGTAGCCGGAACGTCGGGCCGGCGCGGCGGCGGGTTCCAAAGGTGCCTGGATGGGCGCAGCGATTCATCCAAGCAATTCTTACCGGTGCGTCTACGCGCAGCGCGGCAACAGCGGCAGGTGTCTCGGTTGTTAGTGTGTATCGCGCACGTAACCGACACCCACACTTTGCGCGAGCGTGGGAGCGCGCACTGGAGATACATACCAAGTCTCTTGAGGCGGAGGCGCTCCGCCGCGCCTACCACGGCACCAAGAAACCGGTCTTTTACAAGGGGTATAAGTGCGGGGAGATAACAGAATACAGTGACGCACTGCTTATGTTCATGCTGCGAGCGCGCCAGCCAGAGGTGTACCGCGAGCGAGTCGGAGTCTATGGTGATGCCGTCGGCGCGGTCACGCTAAATGTCAACATCGTGAATGTGGCTAGCGTTCTTTCTCAAGAGACCGACGGCAATATGGTAAATTTACCAGCTGTAGACGTGCAGGTGGTAGATGCCAACAGTAATCAACAAGATGGTGCAGGTCTACCCAAAGCAGTTGCAGTTCCTTGAATCTAGGGCGCTGTGGCGTGCGTTTGTGGGTGGGATTGGTAGTGGCAAATCATTCATTGGCGCACTAGATATGGTGCGCCGGTCGAAGCCGGGTCGCTTATACTTGGTGACCGCGCCGACCTACCCAATGCTGAGTGACGCTACATTCCGCTCGTTTGTGGGGCTGGCACAGCAACTGGACATAGTGGGGGTGGGGGATATAAAGAGCAGTCCTCCGCCATCTATCAAGCTGAGGACCGGTGCAGAGGTACTGTTCCGGTCGACGGACAATCCTGAGACGCTGCGCGGGCCAAATCTGAGCGGCGTATGGATGGACGAGGCAAGCCTCAGCAAACAGGAAGCGTTCGATATCCTAATAGGTCGCTTGCGCGAGGGTGGGGAGATGGGTTGGCTCACGTCTACGTTTACGCCAAAGGGGAAGCAGCATTGGACGTACAAGACGTTTGGTACAGGCGCGCTGGATACGGAGCTAATTCATGCACAGTCCGACGAGAATCCGTTCTTGCCGCCGGAGTATGTTGCCAACATCCGCAAGAAGTATACGGCGCAACAGATTAAGCAGGAGTTGGGTGGCGCGTTCGTTGAGGGCGGCGGGAACCACTACTTCCCACATAACTGGCCGCGCTATATAGGTACAGGCGACGCATATCGGATCAGGGATGGCGTGGACCGATGGCGACATGTCCTCAAGGCGGACTGTGTGCGCATGATAGCGCTGGACTGGGCTATGGGAAAGCCTAAGAGGGATCAGCTGGAGAAGCTGTGGCTAACCGGAGAACTAACTGGCGACTGCACTGCGTTCGTTGTAGCAGACATGTCGAACGACGATGACGGGCTGCTATTTCTTCTCGCCGCCGTCAATGAGCGCATACCAATGGCGTCCAATGCGCCGCGATTATCTGAGCTGTGCCGGCGCTGGCAACCGGTGATAGTAGCAGGGGACGATGACAACCTAAGCGAAACCATGCTGCTTGAATGCCGGCGCTACCGAGATATACCTAGCATAAAGTGTGTGCCTATCAGGAGCAAGAACAAGGTAACGCGCTCTCAGGCTGCTATCGTCCGCGCAGAGCGTGGCAAGATACTTCTGCCGGACAGCGAGCCACGCGCCCACCTTGGCGCACCGTGGGTCGACATGCTGAGTGATCAGCTGTCGTCATTTACAGGCGCGGATGGAGAGCCGGATGATGTGGCGGATGCGGTATCTATTCTTGGGCGGCTGGCGGACGAATTCAGGCCAGGTGAGGACTGTGATGACCAAGGGCCGGTGCTCGGCTCGGCTGGATTCGATGGAGGTGTGTGGTGACTCTTGCGGAATATGATGCTTGTTACGATCAGGGAGGGAATTAAGTTGTACGAGGGGCCGAAATGAAACTCCCAATAGAGCTGATTCCGGGTACTAACCCACCGCGATTTCGGTGGCAGCAGTTGGTAGATACTCCGGTTGGCAGAAAGTTGGTTGAATCAGAGGGGGTACTACCGCCGAGTATTGAGGACGCGGTAGTGGCGCTGGTGAAGATGGTTGAACATCTTGCAGCCGAGAACACGAAATTGAAGCAAGGTATATCTCTTCAGGAAAAGCAAGTGGCGATGAAGAAGACTGATAAGTAGGATGGGACTATAAATGGCGACGACTGCACTGTGGGCACCGAACCAAGCTGCTGTAGCGCAGGTGGAGACGTACACCTTTACCGCGCCAAATAGTGTTGGCAATACCTACAGTGCAACCATAAACGGCAAGACGGTGACCTACTCCTCAATATCTGGTGATACGGCTGCACTGGCAGCAACCGGGCTATTTAACCTACTCAATGTTACGACTGGCATCGCGGCTGAGTTCACGGAGATTACATTCGCTAACACGACGAGTGGTCAGATGACGGCGACCGCCAAGGTAGCTGGGACACCGTTCGCTAACGTGCCTGGGACGGGCGCTGGGCTTGTAATGAGTACGGGCAACGGGTTGGCGAACGGCATTACTACCGCACACACAGTCGCTAATGCCTCACCATCCGACGTGAACGACGCACAGAATTGGCTCCGTATCACTGCGCCAGCACCAGGGGTTCGTCAGCTGCCACAGAACGCCGATGATGTGGTGGTAGCAAACACAGCGGTTCCGATGCTGTGGAACCTAGATCAGCTCGCTGCTGTGCAGTTCAATACCTACACGCGCTGGCAATCGTTTACCGGTACCATCGGCCTGCCGGAGAATAACCCGAATGGGTACAATGAATGGCGCGCCACATACTTTAAGTTTGTCGGGCCACAGGGGTCGGTACCAGCCGGCGGGTTGGTAATGATTCTCGGACAGGGAAGCGCGGGCAGCGGCCCGTCGCGCGAGCGGTACAATGTTGGGTCACAGTTGGCTACATTGACTATCCTGGCTGCAGGGCCAGCTGCAGATGAGTATGGGGTGCGATTTCTTGGTGTTCATACGGGCAACTCGTTCACGCTGCTTGGTGGTGTGTCGCTTGGTGTTGCTATGCTGCCAGGCGAGATTGCGAACCTCACCAGCAGCACGGAGGATGGTGGTGGGTTGCTCGGAATTGGGCCGGGCGTGACGTGGACTGCAGGGTCAACGCTGACGATGTTCGGTGGGTCCGCTATACTGAACTCTGCACCTGCTACTCTGGCGCTGAACAATGGGGCGCAGGTTACGGTCGCTAAGGACGCACTCACATGGACTACTATCACCGCACAGGGTGGCTCCTTGATGAACTGGTTGGCGGGTGGCACGATAACGACGTTGACGATGACAACCGGCTCCTTCCTTGACAAGAGCGCGGACTTGCGAACGTTGACGATTACGAACTCGACCATTGACGGGGACACGTGTGTGGCCAATGATCCACTTAATGTGATTGTGTGGACAAACGCTACCTCGGTCAAGCAGCAGGTAACCAGTGGGCCTTTTCGATTCACAGGCACACGAACGGTAAAAGTGACGTGATGAGTAAGTTCGCGGATACAGTTAAGCAGGATACGCCGCGTCTTGCGGTCCTGTTTAGGCGATCAGCGCCGGACCAGGAGCAGTTCCAGTGGGGAATAGTCGGGCGGATGCCCATACTGGGCTTGATTGGGTACCTGACCAAGATTCAGCAAGAGTTGGACGATCCTTGGACGGATCAATTGGCCGACGAAGTGGCATTTGTGGTGGTGTGGCACGAAAGGGACAACCAGTTTGAATACTTTACTCACTATGACATCCCGAAAGATTCGTTGATTGGGATGTTAGAGGTTGTCAAGATGGCGTTAGTTGACTCGCAGTTAGTACAGCAAGTTCGGAACCAGCAGATTGAACTGCTTGGTCCAGATGGTAAACCTATGCGGAGGTGACGACAAATGGCAGTGACATTCGAGGGCCAGCCTGGCGAGACTGGCGAGTTCCAGTCACCTGGTGGGTTCGTATTTGGTGTCCAGGGGTTCAACTACGGCCCGCCGCGACCAACGTCAATTACGTGGTTCCTGGATAACACTGCAATGGTATGCGACCAATACGGGCGTCCTATCAGAGCTGCAATGCTGGATGATGGACGTGTTCTGCGCTTTGCCGATGCCCCACCAACTGCCGACGAAAACAACAAAGTTGAACCTAGGCCACATTTTGCTACGCACATTCAAGTCGTGGAGGCGTTGAAGTCCGAGCGAATAGAATGGACTTCATATATTGTTAAGTACCGTGCTGGGGACGGGAGAACCAAGGTCCATAGTGGACTTACTAAGGATCAGGCCGATAAGTTGCTAAAGGAGAAGTCAAGAGATGGCAGCCAAGTGAAGATGGAGCCGGCTATCGCTTGTGCTGGATGGCCACAGCTCCTTTATGAAGAGCTAAGCAAGTTGCCAGAGTTACCTTCGACACCACTCGAGGAGCTCTTAAAGATAAGAGATCCACAGCTGAGAAAAGACGCTATTCGTATCAGGCGTGAGGCAGATGAGGCTACTGCGGAGGAGTTAGCGGCGTCTGAGGAATAGCGCGCCGAATAAGTGGTGTAGCCGCCTCAATGAGCCATCGCGCCCCCGCTGACATGTCACCTCTTCCCCACAGTCTGAGCAGTGCTGCCTGAGCATTGGTCAGGTTGATACAGCGTGCTTTGAGCGGCGGTTTGTGGCGCTTCCGACCGGCCCCAGACCGTTTGCCACCGGCAGACACTTCTTCTCTCCTTCACTCTGCCGTCGTGCAGGATGCCAGGGCGAGTACAACTTTCGCAGCGTCCGCATTCAACAACCACGGCCCGTCAGGGTCGGGAACAAGCACGTTTTCGTCGATAGAGGCGCTGTAACCGCCCTTGGTTTCCAGAAGTGCTTTCGCTGCCTCTTCCAGCTTAGCGTCCACGGCGGCGCGGATAATACCGGCGAGGACAGGGTTTTTGCAGTTAAAATCAGCCAAGCATTGGAGACAAAGCTGCAAGTGGCCATTGGTAGTGTGCACCTGCACGATCTTAGTATTCTTGCTGAAAAGCCCACAAGCATCACACGTAATCACTCTTCTTGACTCCTTTCGACAGTACAGTCGGGCGTAGCTTGACACATTCCCGGATCATTGCCAGGTGAATCTTTTTGCATAGCGTCTCACGGCGCGCGAGCGGATAACGCTTTGCTCGCCAAACGCGGTCATGGCGTCTGAGGAGGAGTGCCCAGTGGGTCATTGTTTACTACCTCCTTTCGAGTTACCTTCGATAATGCGAAGCGCTTCCACGACATCATTCGGGTAGCTATTGTGCATGGCTTGTGCTACGATTTCGCCTGTTGTAACGCTCTGTTTCATAGCTGCCAATCGGATTGCCATTTGTAGACATGGCGGCAAGTCAAAGATCATTCGACGGCGCTTGCGCTTCATTCTTGCCTCCCTCCGGCGCCGCTGCGAGGATGGCGCGGGCATCACTGTCACCCAGGTAAATTTTGCCTTCAAAACCATAATGAGGGTCGCGTCCATTTGCGCGGATCGCCGCCGCTACCGGCGCAAGGGCAGCGCGAAGTTGGCCGACCTTTTCGATTTCCTGAAACAGATAGTCCGCCAATTCATCGGCGCGCTCAGTCTCGCATTTCAATTCTGCCAGTAGCCGGGCCGATTCGTCTTGTATGGCACAGAAATGTTCCAATTCCTTGATGATTAGGTCTTGCACTTGACCCAAATGAATAGGACATAGCACTTCGCCTTGGTCTGATACCTTCAAAAGTGGTGCGACACAACGAGCGGCAATTTTAATGCTTGATTGGTTTTCCTCCAATTGCTAAATCGGTTTACATCGGGACTGAGTATGATCTGGTAATGGATCATTTCTGTCGGATGTTAAATCATCAACTTGGCTCCATAGCCGCTTGTTTTCTTTCTGCAACCGCTCATTCTCTTTTTGCAACCGGGCCGCTTCATCGGCGACTGGATGGGCAATGGGGATAGAAGCGCGGAGGCGCTTGATCTCGGCGATTAGCTTGCATGCAATACTCTGGGGCTTATTGCCTATTATTTTACCGATACACCCCATGTCTTCTTCGACTTCTCGTATCCACTCCTCCGTCAGCGGTGCCGTCAGCCGGGCGATCTTGGCGCAAAGGGCTGTATTAGCTGCCCGCGATCTGTCCAGCTGTTCGCGCAGCGCCTCGTGCGAGGCAACGAGGCAAATGCGGTTTCTTTGGCAATATGGGCAGTGTTCTTTGTGCCCTTGTCCGAAGTGTCCGCATTCGCTTTGGATTGAGTCCACTTCCTCTTTGCTTAGCACGTTGTCAATCATTTATCACCTTCGTTTCTATGAATTGTAATCTAGCAATTCAAATTGTCGCCAGGCCCCTATTGCAATTCCTATTATAGCATTTTAGGATTTTTACAGTGCGAATTGTGGGGGTATGCATGCCAAAGGGAACTAAAGTCGACCGGGTCTACCAAGCACTGCTGCGCCAGGGCAAGAGTAAGGGCTCGGCGGCGCGCATTGCGCAATATGCAACCGGAAAGAGCCTGAAGACGGGACGAGCGCCCAAACACAAGAGGTGAGCTGTGCTGGTTGAGAAGGAAGTTATTAGGCCGGGGACATACTGGTATACCGACCAGCAAACCGGGCTGCCGCGCAAGCTGGTAGTGACGCCAGAGCTGACGAAGCACTGGCATGAGGAAGGAAGCAAGATGCTCGGCCTCGGTCTGACCATTCCACTCCCGTGCGAGCATGACTTCAATGCACACCCTATGACGCCAGCCGACAGACTCAAGAACAACGCAGGTTGGGTAAAGGAGTACAGGCGCAAGGGTGACGTGCTGTTCGCCGCGTGTGACATTCAGGACGAGGAAATTGCCAAGAAGCTGCCAAAGACTATTCGTTGGACCTCGCCGTGGTTCTCGTCGTTTACCGATGGCGAGGGTCGGAAGTGGGACAACGTTATATCGCACCTGTGCCTCACAACCAGACCACGCATTGTCAAGCAGTCGCCGTTCACCGGGATCGCCGCCGCGCTGTCTCTTGCTACCGAGACAAAGATCGAAGACGCGGTCGGCAAGGACGGGTTCTGTCTGTCGCGCATTGGGCGCCTGGTCGAGCGCAAGAAGGATAAGAAGTTGCGTCCGGTATATCCAGTAGCATTTGCAGCTTTTAGTCTCGGTGTGCCATTGGCAGGTGATGACAAACCATTGCCAGACTTGGATGCCGCCGATGACGAGCCACCGGAGGATGACGCTGCTGGCGAAGATGTGGAGCCGGCTTCACCATTTGCTAGTCCGAGTGGCGATGTGTCAATGGAGGAGTTGTTGTGTGACCTGCTTAGTGCGCTGGGTATCCACCTGGAGAACAGTGGGGGTGAGGCCGAGTTCAAGCGCGCCCTCTACAACGCGGCGATGCAGAAGATACACGAGCTAACCAACGGTGGCAAGGGCCAAGGTGTTGGTGACACCAACAACCAACCTAATACGGGATCGAACAATACACCGCCCAACCCGCTCGTCCAGCAGGAGCAGCAACCTATGTATATGTCCCTTGAAGAAATCCACAAGATCACCGACCCAACAATGAAAGGCATCGCGCTGGCGATGTATACGGAGAACCAAAAACTCCGGGCCGAGATGGAGGCGAGCAACAAGACCACTGCTAGCCTGCGTGACATCAAACTGCGCGAGGAGAACGCTAAGCGTGCCTCCCGCGTTGCACTCCTCGGCAAACTGTCGCCACATGTCAAGGCTGACCTGGACACAATGCTTGCGTTGCCTGCAATGGCCTTGTCGATGGGTGATGGTGGTTCGGTGATTGATCCGATGGCGCAGACATTGCAAGTGCTAGAGAAGGGGTTAGCTGATCTCCCGACTATGCTCACCACAGATCGGATGGCATTGGCGGTGCAGCCACAGCCAACCGACCAAAGTATGCTGAGCGACGCAGATTCTGACAAGCTCGCCGATGAGATGGCGCGAATGATGGGATGCCCGCCCGAACAAAAGAAGGCAGGATAGTGCCGGCTGAGGTCGGCGGCCATGTACTGACGACACCGGCGGCTTGCTACCGCAGGTGAATCCAGCAAAATCTACTAGAGCCGTAACGGGGCCGTTACCCTCGTTGCGGCTCTTGTTTTTTGCACGTTGGCTGGTCGCCGACCACTGCCAGTTGTAAGAGGGCTAGATCATGTTGATGACGGACAGCTATGGTATTGTGCCAGGACTTACTACCTCGCGCGAGACCTATGAGGCGGAGTTCCGTTGGGGAAGCCAGTTCCAGGGGGTATTCACTAATGCTCTGATTGATGGCTCGTCGCTGGACACCGGCAACACACCAACGTTCGAGCTGCGGCCGGGGCTTCTTCTCGGTCAGAACATTACGACCGGAAAATATAAGCCATATGCTGCTGGCAACACAGACGGTACAGAGGTTGCCAGTGCCGTCCTGATCGAGGCCCTGCGCATGCAGGACTTCAGTGGCAACAACGTGGACCGTTTCTACGCGGTCTTAGTTGGTGGGCCGGTGCAGGCAGCAAAGCTGCTTGGCTTAGACAACAATGCCAAGCAGCAGATGGACAAATTCATCTTTGACACCAGCTCCTCGTTTATCGACATGCCAGGTGCGCACTGGTTCCCGTGGAAGCGCCAGATTAACAAGACAGCAAACTATACCATTCTAGCTACCGACAACTTCACGCTGTTCGACAATACCGGAGCCACCGCCGAGGTGGACCTGACCCTACCTGCTATTGCTAATGGATACTACTTTGCTCTCAGCTGCCGTGTGGCACAGATATTTAAGTTCATATCGAACGAAGGATCGAACATTGTCGGTACAATCGCGACAAATAGTAACTGCTCGGTGACGGCAATAGGTGGGTTAATTGTAATCTACACCAACCCTGGGGCGACTAAGTGGATTGTTGAGCAGCGCGGAACGCAAACTATTACATTCGTGTGACGATGGCCGCGCCAGCAAGCGCGGGACAGCCCGGAGCGTAGACCGTATACCGCGCTGCTGGCGCGGCTTCCAGAGAGGTGACGGACATGACCGTATCGTTACACTCGTTATTGACACCACAGGTTATTCTCAAAGCGGTGTCGCGTGTCCGAAAATTCCAGGGGCGGCTTGGACGGTGGATAGGATTCCAGCCAAACCGGTTTAACCCTGACAATGTCTCATTGGAGGGGCCGAACGTTCGCTACGGCGACACACGATTTGTTACCTTCCGCCTCGATGATGTGACCCGCATAGTGGGTAAGGGGCGCGCGCCAGGTACTGGGCCAGCATCGGTGGCTGTGAATCCGGTTGGTGATGTGCGGGTAAGCTGTGCTCGATTCCACGAGAAGGTACGGCTTCTTGGCGAATTCCTTGGCAACCTCTCGCCGATTATCGGCCCAAACTCGCAGATCGACACCGGCGGGCAGTCCTACATTGCACGACAAACCACCCATCTAGCCGAGAAATACAACAATACCATTGAGCTGCTGGCTACTGGCATGCTACAGGATAACCTGTACTTCCAGATGTCCGGCGACAACCTCTTGCCAGTAATCGGCGCGCCGGTATCACCTAACATTGGTATCCAGATTCCGTTCCAGATTCCGGCTGGCAATAAGAACCAGCTCAACATTCTTGGTACTGGAAACATCATTCAGATAGGGTGGCAGTTCACAGGCGCGTCTATCATTAAGAACTGTCTCCAGACTACAGCGGGAGTAACCCAGCTCTGCGGATACCAACCACGTCACAGCTGGTGCAATAGCCTGATGTGGTATAATGTGCTCCTCAACGCTGAGGTGCGCAACACTGCCGGCAGCGCCAATACCCCATTCGCACAGTACGACCGTGTGCCAGAGAACGCATATGACGGTATGCCGATGCCGGAGTTCTCTGCGGTCTTGCGCGGCATCCCTTGGTGGACTTGGCACATTGCGGACGACGTACTGATAACCGGAGGTGACATCGACCCGACGTGGGTGGCGTCTAGTGGCACGACAACAGTCAAGGTCTGCCCGGACAACACGCTTATGATCCTGCCAGATCCGTCGCCAGACTGGACTGAGATGTACCAGGGTGCGGAGTATATCAGCGAGAACGCTGGACAACCGATGGTACTGAAGCGTGGCTACACCTTCTGGAAGGAATGGGTTACGCAGCCGTCCTGCATTGAGCTAATCTCTCTAATGAATGCGATCCCACTGCTGTACGTGCCAAAGGCTGTGCTATTTGCGACGGTTGCTGGATTCTGAGAGCGCAATGTCCGATGCTGCTGTCACCACGATTGTTACAGGCTTTGTTACTATTGTCACGATGGTGATAGCGTTCTTGACTCTATGGGTAAAGGTCAGGTACGGCGTCGGGAGGGTAGAAGAGATAGTTACAAAAACACGGGCAGTTGAGAACAAGATTGACCATAACACGACCATGACGGCGCAGATAAAGGACGCGGCAGAAAAAGCAGCTAGCCATGTAGTTTTGACTAATGGATACCGGGAGAGTATTTCTAGGGCAATAGCTCAACATGATACTAGGTTAACGGGTCTGGAATCGCAGATGGTAGAGCTAAAAGCAAATATTAGCAATGTGTCAAAGAATCTTGATTCGACGCGCAACGAGATGCGCGGGCACCTTCAAGCGATAACAGCCAAACTTGACTTGGCGGCTACCAAGCAACCATAGTTATGCCGATCACATTGTCAACCCTGTTCACTTCACCCCAGGATGTATGGGACTTGCTGTCTACTGAGGGGGTGGACTTGCGCGAGGACGACCACAACCTTGCTAGTGGGCAGACTATCTTAACGACATCAGACACACCGGTGGGATCAACGACGATAGCAGTGACTGCCCTCCCGGTGGCACTCTTGGCTGGGGACGAGTTGGAGTTCGATTCAGCTGGAATGCTGGTTCCAGTGAGAGTGAGACTTATAGCAGCGGCGGCGTTGAATGCAACAAGTATATCTGTCAACCAGGTGACCACCGTTGGTGGGGCCGACAGTGTAGCTGCCACTACCACTGACATACCCGCCAATGCACAAGCTCGGCACAGTGGTGTCAACGCTGCTACCGGAGCACGGCTCTTAGTTGGTGCGCGTAAAGGAACATCAAAGGTCAAACTTTACTGCAACCAGCGGTACGACGATAGCCAGCTCAAGCTGTCCGGGACCGTACTCGACTGGGCGACGATCTGTGCGGCGAAGTTTTTGTGTACGCGCCGAGCACAGGGGTGTCCAAAGAGCATTAGTGAAGACTACAAAGAAAGCATTGAAGAGCTGAAAGCCGTCCAGGTTGGTCAGTTAAGCATCGAGGATATTGGAACGAGAGGTGTGGACTGGCCAACAATTACCAACATTACAGTCAATCCGGCCTACGACTATATGCGCGCTCGTGTTGAGCCAAACATCAGTGAGCAGACACCGACAGCCTACAGCCAGTTCATTGACTGGAATTCAGCAGCTTGGATCGAGTTCTAAGAGGGAATGGTGATGGGTATTACGTATACCAACGCTCAATCGAGTACCGGCACCTGCACCGCGACTGCCCCGGCGGTGACCGGCACTACGTGGAATCTGACATCACTCTCGATCAGCCAGGCGGGCCCAACTCTTGGTCCAAACGCCAAGCTAACTATCTATGATGGTGCGGTCGGTGGCACCACGATATTTGCTGCCTTCCTTAGCGGGCCGCAGACGGCGGGCGGCACCGGCAGCGTTGGCATCATACAGGACATTCCGCTCCCAAGAAGCCCGCAGGGGGTCCAAGGAATCCAGGGTACCCCTGGTAATGCAATGAACATCCAGGTGATTGGGACCGGCGGTAATGTCGTCAGCATTAACGCGCGGTTTGCTGACGGGTTGCCGTGAGGGTTGCCGTAGATGGCTGTAGCCAACATCACCCCGATAGCCGAGACCGATGGCATCCTCTATGCTAACGCCGTACCTCTCACCTCGTCCGAAGCCGATCTGTTTGGTGGCACTGGCGCTAACTCGCCGGACCCGGTACCGACGGTATTCGGCGCGGCGATTATTGCCGTAGTCAAGCTATCCACCAATGGGCTCGTTACCGGCAACAGCACGTTCGTGTTTTTGCAGCAGGACTTGGGCGACGGAGTGTGGGTGGATATTAACTGGTGTTTCTTTAACCAAGTACAAGGGTCTGCCACCTTTGTATTTTCAAACGGCGTCGCAGGGGCGGATACGTTCCAACAGTCGCGTAACTCTGGATCGGCCCCATCGACACA